TAATTGAAGTTCCTTCTACGTTATCACCAAAATTATCTTGAGTTGGAACACCTAAGTTATCTTGCAAAGGCATTTCATAAGGTGAGTTAGTTAAATTATTAGAAGGATATATTATTCTTTGAACGCCTAGCTCATCAATTCTTGATATTCTAACATAATTAACATAGTCTTGCGGTAATACGACACTTAAACTTGGTGGTATATTTAACTCTTGAGATTTAATAGATTTTAATGTATCGTAACTAAACTCTTGTAAACCACGTTTTGCATGAAATATTATATCGCTTCTATTTGCTCTAGGTATTAATTTATCTTGACCTACAAAACCTACTATAAAGTTATTAACTATATCTTTTAATGTAAGATAACCATAACTTCCATAATTTTGTTCTACAGTGGTTCCATAAGCATCACCGCTTCCAAAATTTCCACCATCTATAGTTTTTAGTTGACAAACTAAAACGTGATTAGCTGGTAAATTACCTGCTAAATCAACAACACTATTATTATTGTCTATAGCGTTAACTGTATATGGATATAAAGCTGGCCAATTAGCAGCTGTAACTTCTGTATAAGTTATACCGTCAGAACTAGCGTATAATTTAAAATTATTTAACGCATAGTTTACATTAGTAGGATCTGGACTTCCTAAATTTAATTTTGTATTAAACGTAAAAGTATATTTATCAGTAGTATTATCTCCTACAAATCCCTGCGCACCTGCGTAATATTGTTCATTGGTTTCTATTATTAAACCTCCATTTGGTGTTGGCATATCTTATTGTTTTTCGTTTGCATCCTGTGTAGCAACTGCTTGTGAAGCTGCTTGTATTATCGTTGGATCTTGTATTATAACCCCTGCGTAAGCTAATATTCTTAATATTAATTCGTCTTGTTCTGTTACATCTAAATCAAATTGTATCGAAGAACCTTCAGCATATAGATAAGCTCCTTGAGCATTTGTAGTAAAACCCCAAATAACATCTCTAGGTTTAGCTAAATATGAAATAGTAATATCACTTGTAATACTAGAAGGTCTTACTTTTAACACATTATTTTCATATGTGTATATAGGAAAAGTTACTGTAGGTTGAGTTAAAGGGGAAAGTAATAATTGTCTTAACTCATTAGGTTGAACATATTCGCCTAGATCTTGATCTTTATAAAATACTGAACCTAATCTATATAAAACATCAGTTGTTCCAACAACAACAGGAGCATCAGGTGTTGCAAAATCTAAAAGAGTAAATACACCATTAACAGCATCATATGTTGGTGTAGCACTTCTTTGAAAAAACTGAAGTTTTTGTTCAATGTTTTTTATACGATTAGAATATTCAGTGTCATTTTGTGATAAACGATATTGCTGATTTAAATCACTTGCATAGCCTTCAAATATAGTTAATTGAGCTTGAATAGCAGCTTTATTAAACTCATCTGGAGTCATGTATCCTCGCTGCTGTTGATTAAGTATCAATAATACTGTTTGATATACTGTATTTACGTTTACCATTATATTTTTATTAATTTAATACAAAGGCGGACGAATCCGCCTTGTATTTATTTAGTTTTATACTAGTCTTTTTTCAATTGACTTATATACTTCTACACCTTCATCAGTTTTAAACCAAGCAGCTAAAGCTGAATAAGGATTTTCATCAAAAGGAACTGTCATTAACTTTCTATCATTACTACCCCAATGTATTGATCTTTGATCTTGAGCTAGTCTTAAAATACCTTGTTCAACAGCGTTGATACCAAAGTTTCTTAACTGTACATTTTCATCATTAGCTAAAGTTAAAAATAGTTTTGGATTTCTTTTAGCAAGTATCATTAAGTCTCTTCTTAATTCTTTTGAACTTAATTGATTTACTTTACTTCCAACTTCTACTCTAACAATCGCTTCTGCCATATCTACATCCATATCTCTTGCAGCATTTAAAGCTTCAAGTTCCCATTCAATACTTTCTAGTTCGCTTTCAGCAATAGCAGAAGGAACATACTCGATGTATTTTTTATCTTTCATTGGGTGATATACAGATAATAACTTTTGTAAAGATATATTTTCTTTAGGAACTGATAATGTCCCATCTCTAAAAGTAATATGACCTAAAGTAACTTCTCCTTTTTGTTCATCTACAAAAGGTGAAGACATATTAGTTGCATACCTTAATTCTCTTTGTGAATTTGTTTTTTCATCAAACCATAATAAAGGATGTCTTCTTGTGTGTTTACTAGGTATAGTAAATGTTAAAGGTTCTTTATTATATTTTAATATATAAGTTCTATCTTTTATTTCCCAGCTATCTTTTTTAACAACTGGTTTTTCTTTTGGAGGCGCAGCAACCGCAACTGGTTCTTCAACTACAACCTCTTCTGTTTTCTTTTTTGCCATAATATAATATAATTAAATAAGTTAAAGGTATATGGGCGCCGGAGCGCCCTTACCTTATAATAGTGATTACACTCCTTTGAATAATACAAAGTTGTTAGCAGCTTGAGTTACTAAACATTTGCATCAAGATCACTAGTAAATGCACCACCAACAGAACCTGTTAACCAAGACTTCATTCTTCTATCATCAGTTTGTGAAGCTCTATATCTTACATGTAAGAAAGGTCTTCTGATGTTAGTTCCTAAAACTTGATCATAAACAGTTGTAGTACCAGCAGGAACTAAAACTCCTTCAATAGAGTTTGGTCCAGTCATAGCACCACGAGTTGAAGCGTCATTTAAGTATTTCCAGTCAGTCTTATAGAAATCATAAGAACCTCTTCTGAAACCGCTGAAACCTAAGTTTAATGCCATTTCTTCTGAGTTTTCAAATAATCCATAAGCAGTACCACCTGCACCACCAGCTGAAATGCTAGCAAGCATATCATCAAAGTCTAACGCAGTTTGTCTGTCTAAGAATAGCATGTTTTCTTCAATAGCTCCTTGAGTATCTAAGTTTCTAAGAATATCATCAAAGTCACTGATACCTGTTGCAGCAGAGAATCCAACTTGTACATTACCTCTTGCTTCAATCGCAGCAAAAAGACCTTCTGATCCTTGAGCTTCGCCTACAAGAATTGGAGATGCAGCAGCTACTAATTCAGCTTCTACACATACCATTTCTAGATAATCTTCAAATCTTAGTCTAGTTTCAGACTCAGCTTTAAGATACCATAAGTATCCACCTGTTCCGTCTTCAGTTGAAACTTCAATCCAACCAATTTGAGCAGTATCAGAACCAGATACAACATACTTGTCTCTGATTATTACTGGTCTATTGCTAAATTGAGAAAACGCAGGATCAATACTTGCGATTTCGTTTCCTGTAGCAGGAGCAGCACCAAGTGCAGCATTAGGTGTAGTTTGTCCTTTTCTATATTCAGAACCGTAAACAAATATCTTTACGTTTCCAACAAGACCAGCACCAGCTAAGTTAGCCGCTGTATAAGGATCAACATTGATCGTTACAGGTCCTGCACCTAAGTTAGAAGATACAACTAAACATTTTGCTTCGTTACCAAAATCATCCATTACTACAATTGTAGATCTTGGAGAAATTACATTAGTAACACCAGCTGGGATAGTAATTGCGTTAGCAGCACCAACACCAGGAGCAGCAAATGTACAGTTATCATATGCAATGTGTAATCTATTTTGTTCTGACCAGATTACTTGGTCACTTGTCATTGGAAGTTCAGCACCAACCATTCTTAAAAATCCAGATAAAGTTCTGTTACCATATCTCTCTACTTCTGCTTCATAAATTTCAGGCAGATATTGTTGAGCGAATGAGTCAGAATCACCAGGATTTGCTCCTCCGTTGAAGGATAAAAAGTTAGTTGCTAAAGCTTCCTGTACTTGACTCGGTACAATCGAGCCAAACTGTGGGGATAAAGCCATTTTTGTAAATTTTAATTATTAAATGTTCGTTTTTTGATTTTCAATTTTGATGAATCTGCTCCACTAATTGCTTTAACCTTAAAACCTGCTACATAAACGTCCCCACCTGCAACTTGCCTTGGTGCATCTACGCTTGGATTTTTAGATTTTTGAACCATGTCTTTGACACCGTCCGCTTTACCTTGCTCATAAAAATGAGAAGCTAGTTTATCAGCATTCATCGCAGCATATAAAGCTTTATGATAACCTTCTGTGTCACTAACTTTTCCGTCTTTGTCTAAAAATTTTTCTACAAAATTAGAAATATTAGCTTGAGTTTCAGCTATCTTACTCGGATCTTGAACTTTGTATCTAAATTTTTTATCTCCCACATTGTAATCAAAACCTTTGAAATCAGTGTTAAATAAACTTTTAGTACGCTGTTGAAAATCTTCTTGAGTTTGCTTTATAGTTTCTTGCTGTTTATTATAACGATTAAAAAAGTCCATAGCTTTTTGCTGTTCTTGTGTAACTCCAGGTCTTTGTTTTATTTCAGCGTAGTATTTATTTTTTCTACTTTCTAAATCCTGTCGTGCACTTGCTACAGCTTCTTTATAAGCTAGCTTTTTTCTTCGTATATCTTTTTGCTCATCTATGTCTTCATCATATTTGTAATCTTCCATTATAAGATTAATATCTTCTGAATCTAAATGAGGTTTAGTTTTTCTTAAGTATTCTGTTAAAAGTTGATCATTATTTAATTTTGAATAATCTTTATTTAACTCTACGTAATCTTCTACTGTACCACCTGTTTCTTCCATAAACTTAACTAGTTTATCTACATTTTCAGGTAGTTTAGGAGTTTCAACAATTGGAGTGTCTTCTTTTTTAACCTCTTTTTGTTTAACTTCTTCTTCTTTTATTTCTTCTATTATTTCAATAGGAGATTCTACTTTTTCTTCGGTGGACCGTATTTCTTCAACCACTCCTTTGCTGTTGCCACCGTCTTTTTGTTCTTCGACAACAACATCGCTATCATTTGTCTTTTGTGCTTGAACGGCATTGTCTTCTTTTTTATTAGTTAAATCAACTTTTATTGGTTCTTCTATTTTAACATTAGGATCTTTAGATAAGTCTACTTTTGCGACTTCAGCTTTTTTACCTAATTGTTTTGGTTTTTTAGGTTTTACTTTACCTTTTAAAGTAAATTCACCTTCTTGCTTGACCTCTACGGCCGCCTTTTTTTCTGCCATAATATAATATAATTAAATAATTAATACTAAATAGCAGGCATTGGTGGTTGACCACCTTGTTGTTCAAAGTCTATTGGTAATAAATCATTTTTCCTTTGATCTATCATTTGACTTTGTTGAGTGCCAGCTATTCTTGTTCTTTTATCTTTACGATCTTCTATTTCTTGTTCTCTTTGTTTTTCAGCTTGTACCTTTACTTGTTCTAATTGAAGTTGATAATTAAATTCTTCAGCCATTAATTGACGCTTAATTTCAGCTTCAGTTTGCATACGTTGTATTTCAAACTGAGACTTAGCTTGTTCAAAGTTTACTTTTTCAGAAGTTAATGCTTGTTGTTTTTGAACTTCAGCTTCTGCTGCAGCTTGAGCCGCTTGAGAATTAGCATTAGCTTGTTGCTGAGCCATTTCAGCTTGCATTTGTCTTTCTCTTTGTTGTTTACGCTTACGCTTTTGTTTTAGCATTTGATTTGCTAATTTTAAATTACGTATTTGACGTATTTCAATAGCATCTTCTAAGTCTATACCACCACTAGATAAAGCTATTTGTATATTCTGTTCTAGTTTCGCTTTTTCTTCTTCGTCTGGTTCTAAATCTAAGAATATACCAAAGTCATGTAAATTTAATTTATCAACTTCTCTTAATGTCGATGTGTTAAATATGTTTATACTATCTTTAAGAGCGTTTGCTGTTAATGGATAATCTAACATATCTTTAATCTTTTTAGATATGTTTTCGCACATTCTAAGAGTTAAAAATAAACTAGCGTTGTTAATATGCTTTGTAGCAATATTAGACGCCTGAGCTGCGATTTTTTGTAAACCAACTAAAGTATCTTTATCAGCTAAACTACCGTCTCTAGCCTCGTTTAATCCTGTCACATCTCTTATCATTTGTAAATAATAATTATATGTAGATATCTTGTATTGGAACTTTACCTCTATTTAATTCACCATCTTGTGTTAATGATCTACCAACTACAGAACCAGTTTGGAAATACATGTTTAATGCTTCAGCTGGATTGTAATTTGTACCATTACCAAGATCAACTTCAGCAAGTCCGTCCATATCTAAAAATACACCATCTGGAACCATTCTGGCAATTACTTGTTGTAGTTTTAAATGAGTTATTTGAATCATATCAGCAAATCCAGTTATTCTATTTACTGTAGAATCAATACGTCCTTTATACATTCTAGGCGCGCATATAGCATAATTCATTTCAACTTTAGTAGTATCAGCAAAAGGTCTTGTCATATTTGGACACATTTCCCATTGCAACAATAAATCAGTTCCTAGTATTTTAACTCCT